TTAGCAGCGTTTTGCTGCATCTGTTGACCAACCCGCTCCATGTTCTGGACAAGTTGGTTTCCTTGGTTAAGGATCTTTTGTGAGGGGTCGTAAACCTTAGAAGGCCTAAAGCCACGCGGCCCCTGGTATCCGGTGAGTTGTACTTTAGACATCGTAGGGATTAAAGCTTGGAGTAGAGGTTGGCATATATTGCTGAACACCTTCGATATTCAAACCGCCAGAAGGTTTAGGTGTAGGTGCTCCTCCAGCCGGAGCTTTGAGAGAGCTATATGTACCGAAACCGCTAACAGCTGCCTGACCAATACCAAGGATCATGCCAGTCTTGCTCGGAGGCGGACCGTACATAGGCTTCATAGGCTGGAACATACGGTTGGCCGCGGCCTGAGCGTTAGCACTACGGTATTGAGCTTGGATGTCAAGAGCACCAAGGTCATAAGCTTGCTGGGCATAGCCAAGGTTTGTACCAAGGTTTGCCAGGTCCTGACCATATTCACGTTCAGCTTGACTAGCCAACACATCCTGAGTGCGTCCAGTTCGACCCAATGCACGGATCTGTCCCTGGGCTTGCAGCTTGGCACGTAGACCATTCAAGGCATCATTACGAGCCTTATCCATTTCACCTTTCAGCTTGAGCTGTTCTTGTGAATATGCACGTTGAGCGGCTGCTCTGTTTTCTTCTAGCTGTGCTTGATAGGCTTTTTGTGATGCTTCATACGCTTGCATTTCTTGGGCGTACTGTGCATCTTGTACTTGTTTCTGATATTCATATTGGGCCTGTTGCTGTTGATACCCCGCAATGGACTGCATTGCGCCCATCGCAAAAGTAGCAACGCCAAGGCCAACTACAGGATCACACATGGCTGGTTAGCTTTGCAAATTCGACATAAGTTAAACGGTCAGGTCCAACCGGGATATAACTAAGCTTCTTAAATCCAAGCATGTGGAGAAGCTTCAAGTGCATCCGGTTTCGTGGATCAGCGATGTTGTGTAAGACTGTAAAGGAGGTCTGTTGATCGACCCATTTCTTAGCCTCCTTAAAAAATAATTTGGGATACGGGCGGACGTGATTGGTTGTCAACATCCATATCGCGCCGCAATGGGCATCTGTTCTGGATACCCCCGCCATTCCGCAGAGGTCACCTTTAATAGAAAAGGCAATAGGATCTTCTATTTCAGAAAAGGATTTGGGTAGGACCTGATGTGGATCGTGGCCCCACCCTTGTATTTCACGTAGATCATCCGCCTGTAAATTATCAGCCAGGTAGATAGCATCTTCAATTGTGGCTGGGCGGATTTCGTGGATCATACGGCTTTGATTCCTTTGTTGTTATAGGTTCCTTCCCAGGTCATACTGACAAGTGCCAGAGGGAAAGGTGAATTACAAATAACCTTGAGGTCTGCTTCAGTACCTTTAGCCATGATCGGGACGATGTTCTCTGCGGTCCTAATCATCGGTGCGGCGTTGAGGTTGGTCAGGTTAGATGTGATTTGTGGAAGGGTAAGAGTGAAGGTGTTGCGGCCAGGAGAATCAAGCTGTGCTTCAAACGGGCCAGACTCATGGCTATACAGACGAACACGATGTACCACTGGGATGTTCAGTTCGTCAGCTTGTTTTTCTTGTTTGACATAGAAGGCAGGGAAACGAGCCTCGGAGGTGATGCGATACCCAAGGGCATACTGCTCACCAGATTCGTCACCGTCAACCTCTACATAGAATTGACCATTGTCCTCTTCCATTGTGGGGAAGCTGACAAAGGAGCTATCGTCAGTACTAATCTTGACCAGACACGGAGTACCGTCTGCAATATCCGCACCTTGCTTAAAGAAGATACGAGTCTTATTATCAGCAGAAACGTAGGTCTTTGTCGGATTGTAATCAAACAAATCCATACGCAGATCAACGTATTTATCTTCAAAGAAAATTGCACCGCCTGGGGTTTCAGTCAGAAGTTCAAATGAAACTAACGATAATTCGTTGTCTGTGTCAATAACAGCATAGGCCTCATCGTTGTCAAACTTAAACATGACAAGATTGCCTGGGAACTTCCAACGGAACCACGACGCAATAAGACGTTCGTTGTCTTGGGTGTAGTACCGGAACAAATACAAAGCATCCTTCTCTTGTTCAGTAGAAAAGGCAAACATCGAAGCACTGAGACTGTTGGTAACGTCAGTGATGGTGTTTGGAATGTAAGAGGGAATGAGCTTGCTTAGCTCTTTCTTCAGGGGGTTTTGGTCGTAGTTGACAGTGAGTTCTGTAACTGCAACTGATCGGTCGTTCTCTTCTGTGATAACCAGCGTAGTGCCAAGATCAATAGGAGCATTACGGTTGGTATGACTGAAAGAGGAAAGGAGGTTTAGTTCTGCTGTAGCTGGAGAGAACGCTTCAGTTCTGGTTTGTAGAAGATACTGTGCGTTGTCTGCAAAAAGGATTAGGGCATTAGCTTGCTGGATAGCATGACGCAAACTAATACGACGGGTAGCACCAGCAGATAGGTCGATAGGGTCACTATCAACCAAAGTAAGAACAGTGGAGGGGTAGAACTTGAGGAACTCACCGGCCTGTGATGTGATGACTGTTTCTTGACTCATCAGAACCAAGCGGTTCTTAAAGAATGAAATGCCAGTGATCTGACTACCGATGAACGAAGGGTCAAGAGCAGAGTCTTCATCACCTGCTGTTCGTTCACCCCAATACTCTGTGGCCCAGGTGCTACCTGAGATTGTCTTTGTGGCTACAGTGTCGATAACAAAGCTGTCACCCTCATTACTGGTAACAGTCTCAGTAGCAACATAACCTTGCCCAGCACGGGCAATCTCAACACCTGTGATTTCTTTGTCGGAGTTGACAGAAGTAACTCGCAGCAGAAGATTCTTACCTGACCCTCCATACACAGGGAAGACTTGACCAATACTCCATCTCAGGTTGCCTGGAGTGATGGTTCCTATACCAGTAACAATACCAGTAACATTAGTAGAAGAAGTGAAAGCGCTAGCACTGGTCTCGCTCAGTTCTCTAAAGGAATAAGACCCGTCTGCTTCGGTGATGATAGCGTGGGGCATTGTAGCTGGGTCGACTCCAAGGTTGACCCCAGGTCCGACAACTTCCTTCCAAACCCCTGCGCCAGAACCAGACCCAGTTGTGGTTTCAAAGCGAAGATAATAGTCGTCAGCAGGAGAATCGGAACCACCAAGAACTGTAAGAATTTTGCCATTGGGTGCTTGTGCAGGTAGATCATCTACACCTTTAATCGTGCCCTTGAACGCTTTCAAGCCTGACCCAGCAATACTACCGGTAGCTGTCAGGGTGAAATCGTTACCGTTGGTACGTTCAATAAAGATGTTATTTGCAACAGCCGTTGCTGTAAAACGTGAGTCACCATCAATAGCATTTGTAAGCGCATTGATAATGGTCTCAGTGTTCAGGCGGCTGCCTGTGGAGACAGGTGATTGGTACGTAAAGGTGACACCATCTACAACAACCTTATACTCAGTGTCATAGGCAATGGTTGTCAGGGTTACATATCCAAACGGTGTCTGAGTTGCAGAGGTGGCTGTACCATTCTCTACAGTAACGCCTCGATTCAGAACAAAGATATAATCATTGATCTGTAAGACTTCGATGTCTTCTTTCTTGGAGTGGGTTGCGTAGGTCTGGGCAGAAGCTGCGATGCTATTGACTGTCTGTGAAATACCACTAATGCTGTCCCAGATCTTGACATCACCTGTCTTTGAGATCTGTACTAGCAGCTTTGTTTCGTCAGACTTACGGACAAAGAACCAACTACCGTCGCTGTTGGGTGAAGCAAGGTGCCTGATAAACTTAGACCCAGGCCGCTTCAGAAGACCAAAGGTTGGGTCGGGGTAAAAATTATCACATTCTCGAAACTGACCAGGCAGCATCAGAGAGTCTGGCTGTTGCGATACCCCACCAATTAGGCCAATAATTTTTTGTGAGATAGCAGCCATGATTTATCGGGCGATAGCGCGGAAAGGAGTGTAAGAGATGTAAGTGTTCTGTCCGTTTTCTTGACCGAAGATATTCACCTCAGCAGTCTGAGTGTCGTATGCAAGACAGTTAGCCCGCAGCAGACCCTCGTCCTGTTGGTTGAAGGTGACCATTTCGGTGGAGCCAAGAACACGCCCAGCAAATACACGGGCTGCACGTTGAGTGATGTAGTCCTTGAATACCTGAGCAAGATCTTCAAAATCAAACTTCCACACCACATCACACTTCACCTTCTTATTAGCAGGGAATGTATAGGTGTGCTTGATCTTGTCGTACAGTTTGCCGTCACGTAGTACGGTCTGGTATTTTTGGTTGTTGGCAAACTTATTGTCCGACAACTGAAGAACGTTGGATGGGACAGAGATGTTGCCGTTGGCGTCTGCCGTGAACGGATATGCGATCTCTGTATTGAAGTGCCAGCCTTCGCCTTGGACCTCTCGGTCTACAGCTTCCAGCACGTCAAGGGCGATAGCGATCTCAGGGTTGGCACTATCAAGGCTCACCACAGGGGCTTGCCCGATGCCACTGAGCATTTGGTTAATGGCTTCTAATTTTGTTGTCATTATTTTCGGGCAAGAAAAAAGGGGACCCGAAGGCCCCCATGGATCTGATACAATAAAGATCAGGCAACGTTGCGGAAGGCACCGGCAACAGCAGGGCGAACAGAGCCACAGCCGTAGGCCAGTCGAC